CATAGAGAGAACTCCAGCCATCATAAAAATAACTTTCCACTCAACAGCATTATAAGCTTCAATGGGTTTTAAGGTGCCTGTCAAAACCATTAATAATGCTCCAACCATAGCGCTTATTAAAATGGAAGTAAGGTTTAATGAAGCTGCTAGCACAACTCCAATTCCTATTAAAACTGCTGGAATGGCCTTTCTGAAATTGGTTTTTTTCTTTTGGTATTCAGAAAGTGTAACCACAAGCTTTTTTGATTCAAGATTTTTTATTTCTTCTTTTTGTCCTAAATGCATAATCATACTTTTCATCGGTTGATCCCTTTAGGACTTTAAGTAAAGACGGTTCTTTCGTCTTATCTTTTCTATAAGTCTCATCCTTAACATACTTGTTTATGTACTCTTTAGCTGGTTGTTTATATGACTCCCAAGTGCCTCCATGTTTTACATCATGGTTGACTATTGACCATTTTTGAAAATCCTCTGTGTTAAAAAAACTTATTGTAGATTTCCACTCTGATGTACCACTAAATGTAAAAATCATACGATTATCCACATCTTGCCACTTAAAACAAAAATTACACCACCAAAATAAATCAAATATTGTTTTTATTTCAAATGGACAATAGTCCACATGTTCAAACAGCAATTCAGCTAATTGAGCTCTCTTATATTCATAAGTTTCTTGTGTGTCTTTAGGAACATCTGATTTTGCCGCAAATAACTGTCCATTAGGCCAAGTAAGAATAGTTTCCCAATCATCTGCATGTTTATCTAAGTTTGCATGTAGAGCATCACTACCAAAACACTGATCTCCACATTCTCCAGTTATTTTGATAATGTCATGATTCTCAAATAAAGTATCACTCAATATTTCTTTATGTGAAAGAGGATTGTTTTTATCCTTTACCATTTTCTCCCACATTAGAGGAAACTCATCTATAGAATCTTGGGTATATCGAATATTCAATACATCTGAATCAGACTTGGTTTCCAGTAAAGCAATCAAGGCTCCACTGCTATCAATACCGCCACTCCAAAATAGTTCTATGGGGTTTCCTAATTTCCATAGTTCTTCTGCTGCATCCATGCAACATTCTTCCCAAGATTTATTAAATTTTACAACCTTTGGAATAGGATCATATGTCATGTCAAATGGATTAAAATTACCAGTTCTATCCACTGGCATGTATGCTTGTACTAATTGCCCTGTTTGAACGACAGAAGGAGTTATGTTGAGGTTGTCTAATTCAAAAATATCGGGCCTAAAATATTTCACCTTCACTTTACTTATCCTTTAACATTTTCTGCAATTCAGCAGTGCTCCCTACAAACAAAGCATTGGTGACATTTTTCGGTGCATTACTTGGAACTTCTTTGAGACGTTTCATTTTTTCTTGAAGGTCGCCAAGTTTTTCTGTCACCTCTGCAACTTGTTTGATCAAATTACCTGCGACTTCATACGCTCGTGGAGCATCACTTTCCCTAGCCAATTCAAGAATACCTTCAATCGCATCAGAACCACGTTCAACCAAGTTGTAAAAGTTTTGTCTTTGGTACGCATAATCATTTTCTATATCTGCATCATTATTAGATACTTGTATTGGATTTACTTTTTTTTCAACAATAGGGTTGATCTCAATATTTTCAACCACTCCTAAAGCTTTATCAATTTCACTGTTCATTCTGTTAACTTATCATCGCCTGTGGTATTATCTCTGACTTTTGAATCTTGGAAGAAAGATGTAGATTCATTAAATCCAAAATCATCATCAGCATCAGCAGTAGTTGGATCTGGAGTAACAGTGTATCTCTGTTCTCTTGCTGGAGCTTCTGACTTAACATTAGCATACTGATCCACGATAGCAGTCTTAATGACACCGGAATCAGTAATTGGACCATAAAGATAAAACTTAGTCGTAAAAGACAATGTATAGATTATGGCTCGTCTTGTTTCAAAATCACCTTCATAATCATCCTCATATGATATGCTATTCAGAATGATTGGTACATCTCTCTTGATACCCATATCTGCCATATCATTAATTGTGAGAGTATAGTCAGGTTGAAAGTAAGGGAGAATCTGTTCTACGATTTGTAATGCATCATCAGAATTCTTTGCCATTACATACAACTCAAAATCCAAGTTGTATGGAACTGGCATAAATTGTACATCAAGTCTACTAGTATTTCCTGATTTAGTCTTCTTAAACTTTTGTACCCGATTTAATTTTCTACTAGGATCGTAAGTTAGATTTTGAATCTCAAACCCAATACGTGGAAGTGTAATCGCTACCTGTTTTGTGAGATCAGGATCTTCTCTTAATCTAACAAGAAACTTTTGTCTCGGACCATAGGCCAAAGGAACTTTCATGGATTGCACAATGGTTCCATCATTGTCTTTACGAACCAACTGAATACCATTGAACAAGGTTCCGAATGCAACAACGACCTTTCTTATTGTTTCGTGGTAGAATTGACTGCCTAACATTCTTTACTCTCCTGCGTCACCAAATGGGTTGCTCTCAGTGAAATCTAACACATCATCATCTAAACTTTCAAACAACTCATTCTGTGCAGTATTATCAAGACTACCAGTGTTTGCTCCACCCGTTCCTATTATATATTCCTCTTGTAACAGATAATCATTAGTGCCTGTCTCAAGAAGTATGCTTTCACCAACAGAGCTACTATCGTCTTCACCTATTATATTGTCACTATCTGTTTCATCTAACAACAATCCTCTAGTTGTTGCAGTGTCATGAATTCTAATAGGTTCATTGACGGCACTCGATTGTTCCAAAGTAAATTGATAGAAAAGTGCATCTGTTGAAAGTGCATCTTCAATTGCATCAATCGCGTCAATACCTGTATCCAACATCTCAGAACTATAATCAAAGGTGCGGCACCGTAATCTATAAGCTGGATTGTTATCTAATTGATGAAAAGGTTCATCGTGGTCAACAAAATTCACAGAAAACAGTTTCTTCAAAATTGGATGAAAAATTAAATCCCCCTCAAGAGGCCTATCTGAATCTGTTGCATCAGTCTCATTAAGAATATAGAAGGTTTCTCCTTCAAATACAATTGCATCAGAGGACATATCAATAGTTCCAGACTCTAGAAGTATGGCACCACCTGTAGTGTCTGTACCACTCTCAATTGTAATCTGTTTTGTTAACTGTTGAAATCTGTGTTTTGCTACTACAAAGGTTACATCACTTAGGTTTTGTAAACCAAACCTATTCATCAACTCTCTTTCACCTTCATAACCACCCTCTGCATTCTCAACATACATTTCAATCTTAGCAGAAGAACTAAATTTCGAAAGCACATCCTCTCCCAAAAGAGTATCTTCTGCCACGATAGTTCTGTCTAGATAATGAACATCATGGCCGAATATCTGAATGGCTTCTGCAAGCAAATCTCTATAAAGATTTTGCTCTGTTGCGATTGCATGAGAATTACTAGTATGAAATATGGAGTTAACAGGCATGGTTTATCCTATCATATAGTTGATGGGCAACTCAAATGCAAGTTGAATTTGTTCTTCTAATCTTTGCAATTCCTCTTGTGCTTGTGAGTAAATAGTGTCACCATTCATCGTGACACCTCCCAACATTGTGACACCATTAAACTTTGATAGGTTTGCACCCCATTGTCTTTTGATTAGAGCAGTTGCATATCTCTTCAGATACATGTCATTATAAACATCTGTAAACGATGTTGGGTCAAGCTTTCTATAACACTCAATAATAATATATTCATCAACTTTAACATCATTGTTCCAGTCCATATCAAGGTAAAGTCTTTGTTGATGCTGACTAAAACGAATAGGAATCTCACCAACTAACACATGTTCTAGAAAGTCTAGATGTTGCAACGTCATTTGATATTCCATAATAGAGGTGGATGAAAAGTCATACAAATCATTTAACCTCAACTGATATCTAAGGTCAAACATATTGGATGTTGTGCTATCAGTGATAGGGAATATATTGACGACAGAAAGAACAGCTGACGGCACAGGAATGTAACCATTACCTTCTTTCCAAGTTGCAGTGACAGAACTATCCACCACATCAGTTGCAGTTGTAGATGTATCAGATGTTGCTCTGGTTATATCTGCTGAAGTGATTTGATGTTTGAGATACATTCTCTCAACACCATCATAGTGATATTCAGCGAAATATTGTAGTGCCTCGTCCAATCTGTCATCAATCTGATCATCAGACACGTTAATGTCGATCACACCGAAACCTAGTGACCTAAGACAGTATGATTTAAGTGTGGCCTTTGTTGATGGAACTGCCATATGTTCAACTCCGTTTATTACTTATTTATAAGTATTTAGTTGCGATACAATTTGGACCAAATTCTAAATCATCCATCCAAGCCGACCATTGTTCTAAACCTACACTTTCATATGCAACCAATGAAGTTTTTCTAGGCACTGTCCATATCCAAGTTCCACCATTTTCCTTTGCATACTTTATAGTTTCAAGTAATATTGAAGAAGCATAACCTCTTCTACGATATTCTGGATCTGTCCACAAACCTCTAGATCTAAAATATACTGAATCTTTCCAATCGTTACTCATAAAACAACTATTAACTGCTACAAGTTTATCATTCTCATGTATTCCAAAGAAAGCAGGAGACACATCCATGTCATATGAAAAACCAAAGTGTCTACTTGGATGTCTCCATGTCCATTTGTTGTATGGCTTGATGCCTTCAGTTTTGTTTGGCCACAACTGAGTTTCCCATATCTGTTTAATTTCCTCCCATGATATTCTTTTTACCTCAGACATGGTTCTTATAATCTTTCCATTCGTGTGGTTTGTTATTTCTGTGTGTGAAATGAACAAATTTTATATCAGGATGAAACTTTCCACCTAGATAAATATAATCGTTACCCGTTAACTTTCTATATTTACTTGTTATTTGAATTTGCCATCTAGTCATACTCTTACCATAATTGATATCTTCATTTACAACCCATCGTGTAAACCAACTCTCTGGCAAGGTAATAAGTTCTAATCTTTCTTTAACAGAATCCTCAACAAAATATTGTTCTCCATTCACGGGCCCGGATGTGGTTCCGTTATCTATGTAATGTCTTTGCCACCCATGTATGTCTGACATAAACTTGTCAAAAATGTATCGACAATCTTTTGGATAATATTTGAAAAATCCACCATTTATGACATAGTTATTTTTTTTTGTGTCTCTCCACCATCCAGGCATTGCAACAAACTGGCCAGGTTTTACAGGATATTCAAATATTTTCTCGTAGTCATTTACAAGTAGGACATCAATATCCATAACACAAACAGGCTCATCAATGTCTGTTTGCATTGCCCACATCTTATTCCATTGCAATGTCACTTTAGGATCGTATGGCTCTCTTATCCAAACAATTTCATACTTGGACAGTTTATCTTCCAAATATTCTTCATACTCAATGCCATATTTGGTGCCTATTCTAACTGCAAATATCTTCATGGTGCATAAGGAAAAATCATTTTTGATTTTATCAAGTCAACGGGTTGAATACCAAACCACTTATTTTTTTTCCATTCCTCTCCTTTTTTCTCAAACCAAGGAATGAAGGCAGCAACAATATGAACTCTTGGTTTTGTTGCACCACCAGTATCTCTAACTCTATGTCGTATTCTGGTATTCCAAAAATAAGCTTTACCAACCTCTAAGTGTTTTGTTAATGTTAAAGAATTACCATTACCATCATCACCATCAATTTCTAATACATATGATGGTTCAGTAACCAAAGGAATGTTGAATCTAATTGCACACCAAAGAACTTCATCTAAATGCCAACCTTGTTCGTGGCCAGGATATGACCACATTACTCTTGAACGTGTAGGTTGCAAGTCAAAACAATCTAAGAATTCTTTGTAGTGTTTCTGTACAATAGGATGAACTGTGTTAAATCCATAGGTATCATAGTAAGTGTTCTTAGCATTTGTCCAAGGTAAATTAGGATTATTCTTTCTTGAGTATGTCCAATTTAATTCTGGATGGCCAAGACTTGCATAGGGACTTTGAAGATGTTCGTCTCCTTCTGGATTCATACAAATACTAAACCCTTTATATCTTATTGTTTCTCTATTATCTAACAACCAACCTTTCGTTCCACCAATTTCATCGACAATCTTTAAAGTTTGTTCATATAAACTATCGGCTGTAGGCAAACCTAATTCTTCTAAAGTAAACTCAAGAAAATTTTCTTCAAGTTTAACTTTAAAATAACTGAATGCATTATATCTCCGATCCAGTTCATCAAATTTATCATCGTTTATCATAAAAATCTATTTCTTACTAAAATATTGTAAGTGTTGTTTAGTTGGTCTAGTTCCCCTGAACAAATAATATTCTGAAAAGTTAAGTGTTTCTTGTAATCTGTTGAAAGAACGCACCAATGTGTCTAAGGTATACACTGAATGTGAAATATGATAACTAAAGATATTGCTAGTGTTGAAGAAAACTCTTTTACCCTCAATTTTATTTTTGAGTTTTTTGTAATCAGGGTTTATCAAGTCCATGAGCCAATATTCTATATCATATGTGTCTCTCATCTTTTTCTGAAGATCTCTAAGATATTCAAAGTCACCATATGTTTCTGCTCTCTTACGTAAAAGAACACCTTGTGATCCTTGATTGATGTTTCTTGTAAAATTAAACAGTTGGTCTATATATCCAGAATATTTTTTTATTTCTTCCATAGACATATTCATTTCAACAATATTTTCTTTGATTGTAATATTGTTTTGAGCATAGTCATAAAATATTACTTCTCCATCAAAGTTCAATTTTTCAACTAAGACCTCAGTTACATAACCAGCTGTCGGTGAAAAAACAACATCAAATTTTTCATTAGGCAAAGTCTCTACATATGCACCTAAACTCTCAGTGTTTTCAACATAAAATGAACTGTTTAGTCTATCGCAAGTTGTTTTGAAATAATTATCATCATCTAGTTCATTACGCCACCCTTCTTTCCTATCTCTAAGAATCTTCCAACTTCTATTTTGAATTTTTGTTCTAGCTTCCATATTGTTATATGAGAATGATTTAACTCTTCTATCATTATCATCAAAATTTACATCAAAATACATAACTGACTGAACATTCTCTTGTTTGGGTGTATTTGATTTAGTTATGGCACTTAATGGATTAATTGTATTAGATCCACCAAAATATGTAGCCCA